TGTACTTCTTTTGATTTATTAAAAAATTCTATTAATCCATCTATAAGTAATAATAATTCATTTACCAATGTATCACCTAATAAAACAGGTTCACCAAATTCACTTTGATCAGCATTCTTACTTCCTAACAATGTTTTAGGTGAACTAATGATAAATTTATCATTAGCATCTATATTAACTGTATGTTGACTAGATAAACTTACAGCTTGATTTCCAAAAATAAATACTGCATCTTTATCTCCTAATAAAGTTACTCTTTCTGAAGAAATAATTGCTTGACTTCCTGTATATGGAAATATTGGAGCGTACATTATTGTATAGTATTAGTTGAGGTTTTAAATGCAACTTCATCTTGGGCTACTGCATCTATAGTTTCATTAGAAATTGGAGATTGATAATAAGATGTAATTACGTTTTGTTCTTGTGTCATAAATTGTACTCCGTCAAATGAATTTAATGGATAATTAATTATAGAATCTATTATTATTTTTTGTCCAGCAGTCAAATAAATAGAGGAATTATCAGAATTTATATTTTCTACAGTAGTTGCAAATTTATCATTAGGATTTGTTGGATTACCTTGTCCATTTCTTATAATAGTAATTGGATCTCCATTTTTACCAGAATCAGACCAGTGATTGTATTTTAACATGGCTGGTATAGTTGATCCAAATCTTATAGATTGACCGAATCGTGATTCTATTATTGTGTCTCCTTCAAACGGAGTTAATGGTCTAATTACATCATTTTCACCAAAAGTATAACCTTTTGGCATTTCATATTGCACTGTATTTTTAGAAGAATTATAATTGCCTTTAGATTTTTGATTGTTCATATATTGAGCAAATTCATCTAAATTTGGAAAAGCATTATGATTAACTGCATTCCATGTAGAATATGCCGGCATATAGTATAATTTTCTATTAGCCATATCATCATTCATATCTGGAGATGGACCGGGAACTATATAAACTATTTCATGAATTACTGGTAGTTGTTTTATAAAACTAAACATTGGATATGCAGACTTAGAAACTCCTCCCATAGATAATATCACAGGAGAATATAAAATATCAAAAGTAATTTTGCCTATATCACCATATCCTGTGAAATTAGAATCTTTAATATTTAATTCTCCTTGTTTTATAGGACCTAACACGATATCTTTTACCCTACCAATTATATATCCAGGGCCTAAGTTAGTATTATCTTGAGTTTGATTATTAGGATTGCCTAAAATACCGGCCATCTTTTAAATTATTTATCGGTTATTTGTTTTACTGTAGAATTAACAGCATTAACCTCTTTCATCAATTGTTCAATGTCCTTTTCTGATAGGAGTCCATCCATATTCTCAGATTCTTTTTGAGCAGCTTGAGAAGCTTTTTGAAATAAAGCTAATAATTTAACTAAAACCTCATCATTTTTTAAACTAGAATCGATTAATCCTTTAATTTGTGGCATTAAAACAATAGCATCTCCAGGTCCTTCAATCATTTCAGATATCTGCTCTATTTTTTCTTGTATAGTAGAATCTTGATTGTGTTGTCTATTATAAACTTCTTGTACGAGATCAGATAATTTTTTACCTGGGAATATCTCTTTATCTAATTCCATGCTTATATTTAGATATAAATATCATGATCGTGGTTTTCTATTTGATCTTGTAAGATAGTTAGGTAGATAGTTTTAAGCTTTTTTACTACCTTTGTTATAGTATTAGATTGTACATTAGCTATTTCTTTAACATAGATAAAGAGAGCTTTCTTATTAAAAATATCTATATTTTCTCTTTTTTTAAATATTTCCAATATAGCATCCGCTGCCTTTACTTCATCATCTTTATCAAAAAGATCCATTAAATTATCATCTACGTGCTTAATAAAAATCTCTATAACGTCTAATCTATCTACGGTATGCTCATCAGGATTTAATACTAGACTTTCGTGAGTTTCATTTTGATTATCTATCTCTTCTACTTGTATTTTAGATACTAATTTTTTATAATTTTTTTGATTGTAAATTATTAAATACCTTTTAGCTATTGTACCGAAATAAGAAAAAGCCTTTCCTTTTGATTGATCGTATAGATGAAGTTTCTGTAATAAAAATGAAATGACTTCATATTTTAAATCCTCAATATTATCTACTTCTGTGTAATAAAATTTAAAAGTGTGTATAATATTTTCAGCCAACTTATAAAAAGAATTGTGAATTTCTGCATTATAGATTTTATTTTTATCTGCTTGATTTTCACATTTTCTATATTTGAGAATTGCTTCTTCAGTTTCAGGAGTAAAATAATTATTTTTTGTTTTGGGCTTTCTTTTTCTTGGAACGCCTTTTTTTGTAAGACCTAAAAATTCAACTTCTTGTTCTGTAGCCATTTTATTTTCTCCCTGTGAATTGTTGTACACGTTGTTGAATTTGTTTAATTGTTTCGAATAATTGATGTAATTCAGGATCAGATTGAACCCACATAGTCATATCAATTTTATTCACTAATACATTAAATTCATCAAGTAATACAATTGTTTCATTTACAAAACTACTTTGATTAATGACTACATCTTCTAATTTTTTATTTTTTTCTATTAAATTCCAAATTACATATCCTATAATAGTACCTATCCATAGGATGATTGAGATAATTCCAAATATCATTTTATTTATTTTTTAAATTTACAATTATTAAAATGCCATTTTTTAATATTAATACTGCCTTCTTTATCGCAAAAAGGACATTTAAATACTAATAATTTTCTATGTTGATATACAAGCGACATATTATTTATTTATTTGACATTCTATTTTTGAAGCCATAAAATCAGCTTGATGCAATATGTGGATTAAATTAGATTTAATCTGAGTATCTTCGCTATATGTCATTAAATATGCTTTGTTACTTTCTTCATATAGAGAGTCATGCAATTTTATTGCTAAAAATTCATTTTCACTGACTGATATCCCATGTAATTGTAGATAGTATAGGCTACGATCAGAAATTCTCATATGAGTTAACTTAGGATTGATTTTATAATGAGCTCCTTGCTTATCTATGTGCCACTGGGAATCATTTGGAATATAAAATGGTTCTGTTATATCCATTCCTAATTTACCAAGATCATGATTAATAGCTGAAAATACTAACTCTTCAGTGGTATAATTTTTGATTTGATTAAATCTATCCCAAACCTTATCTAGTACTAGAGCAGCTTCAACTACCCGAATAACATGATCTACATATCCTCCAGGAAAACAATTATGAAAACTAGCTTTAGGAGATGCTGGAGCAGTCGCTAGATTTAATTCTATTGAGATATAGAAATCAAGAAGTTTTTCTGCTCTTTCTTTAGAAATATATTTTTCAATGTATCCAAGAAACTTTTTAACATTTTCAATTAACTGTTGTTCACTTAATTTTTTCATAACCTTTACTTTTTATTAAAATTGTGTTGAATTTTCATTATTAATTAAAATCTCTATTTCATTTAATTTGAGTCTCATTCTTTCTAATTGCTGCTTAAGAATATCTGGATGCTCTAACCTAGAGATAGCTGATTCTTGCACTGCAATAATGTTAGTTAATTCATTAAATTTTCTAATAATTAAGTCTTTGTGTTTCATTTATTTTGTTTTAACGCCTCTATCATTAGTTCAAGAGACAAGTAAGGTTGTAGAATATAATTATTTTTTATTACATTCGTATATTTAAGATCCTTGTAAGATTCAGCCACATAATGTATCATCTCTAAGCTTCCTCGTTCTGTTAGAGCCATAGGATAATTGCTTGTATTTGTCTGACTCTCTAGTTCATCACAAAAATTTGGATTATCATCGCAATCCATGTTATAGACACTAATATTTTCTATTTCTAGAGAAGCTTTTAATTTCTTACATTTATCGCATCCATTAAGAGTAACTAACAATACTTTAGCTAATTTAGAACCATTTTTATTTCTATTCATCTGTAAAATTTTTATCTATGACCGTCATTAAATTTATCCAGAGAATTTTATCTTCAATTGACATGGAATCAAATTCTATAGATAGAAATAGATATATTAAATCTAATTCTTCATCTTTTATATTT